ACTGCGACTTTCCGCGATCAAATTTTTCTCGGTCTAGATAAAATGTCCATCCCTCCTGAAGATATCGAAGAAGGTGAAATTATTCCCCAAGACGAAGTTGAGGATTTAGAAATGTCTACTGATGACGAGCTCATGGAAATTGAAGATGAGGACGAGGATGATGAAGTGGACCTAGTATCCCTGATGACTTCACTTCTCGCGACTGAAGATGGTGAGACCATTTGCACCGCACTGGTGACAATCGGTCAACAAATCCAAACCCAAAATAAAATACTAATTAAAATTTTGAGTGAAATTAAAAATTAAAATCAATTAGAGAGAAAAAGTATATATATTATAAATGGAGGAAACTCACTTCATCGATAAGGAGCCAAACAGATTTGAGGCAGTGATGGAACTGCAAACACGGCCTATCCAATCGATGAAGGAAGATGAAGTTTTTAAAGTCGTTGAGATTTTTGAATATGTTTGGGATCTCAGGGCGGGTGATTTTAGAAATTCTCGAGAGCTTGGCTATAGGCAATTCTTACACGATGATGGCTGGGACAGTCACGGAGACCCAATCGCAGAAAGAATCATGATCAAAGACATAAAATGTGCGAAAGAAAGACAGAGGCGCTATCTAATGGAATTGAGAAAGCGAATGGGTGAGCTTAGTATCAAATCCAAAGAAGACGATAATGGTATCACCCTACTCAAACGTGTGAACAACGTGGTGAGACAGTTGAAGGATGGATACGACAATGTTCGGAGACATTACAATGCATTTGAACGTGTGGTGAATCCAACTGCGCAACCTCTCATAAGTTCCTTTACTGACCCGTGCGCGATGGACGAAGATGAAATTGAAGCTTGTTCGGCGTATCAAAAATGCATTATTCACTCCCTAGAAGAAGCCCAAAAGTTGGGATATCGTCGTTACAGGGATTACTGTTATAAGGAAATCACGACACCCGACGGATTTGGAACTCGAGCTTGGGTGCCCAAGTCTGAAATTTCATCGTTCATTTATTCCCTCGCCCCTAAAGATGATGAGTTGAACAATTGGAAAAACTTCACAAGCAAAGGGAACATCTACAGGGATGTTACAAATCATCTCACCAACTGTATCGACCAACAGTTTCCCGCTATCGAGAAAAGACGACAGGTGTGGTCGTTCAAGAATGGGGTATTCATCGGTAAAGAGGACGGACCCCAAAATGACGGTCATCCCACGTGCAAGTTCTACCCATATGACAGTGCCGACTTTAGAGTATTAGACCCGACCATCATCGCTTGTAAGTATTTTGAACAGGAATTTGTTGATTATTCTGGGGTTGAGGATTGGTATGACATTCCTACACCCACTTTTGACAAAATCCTCGAGTATCAGGAGTTTGAGAAGGACGTGTGTAAGTGGGCGTACGTTGTGGGAGGCCGTCTTTGCTACGATGTCGGTGACTTGGACAAGTGGCAAGTCATTCCATTTTTCAAGGGTATTGCGAGATCTGGTAAATCGACTCTCATCAACAACGTCTTTCAGAGATTCTATGACACGAGTGACGTGAAGACACTGGGCAACAACATTGAAAGGAAGTTTGGTCTTTCTGCCATCAAGGATGCATTTATGTTTGTCGCACCAGAGGTGAAGGGTGATCTTGCCCTGGAACAGGCCGAGTTTCAGTCCCTCGTGTCAGGTGAGGGGATCGCGATAAATATCAAAAACAAACAGGCGGTTTCCTTACCAAACTGGAAGGTTCCTGGCATCTTGGGTGGTAACGAGGTTCCCAATTGGAATGATAAGTCTGGGTCAGTCCTGCGTCGTATTCTCCCTTGGAACTTTACGAAGCAGGTCCAAGAGGCTGATCCACACATGGACATTAAACTCAATGCTGAACTCCCAGCCATCCTCCAGAAGTGTGTTAGGGCTTACTTGGATTATTCCGCNAANTACAGTAACCGTGACATTTGGAATGTCGTGCCCAAATACTTCAAGACCATCCAAAATCAGGTTGCCATGGTGGCGAATACACTTCATCACTTCCTCAACTCGATCCGTGTTGTCAAGGAAGAGGATAAGTTTGTCCCAGAAGATATATTTGTCCAAGCTTACAACTCTCACTGCGCTAGGAGTTTGAAGGGTAAGAAGCCTGACCTATTCAATCCTGATTTCTACGTGGGACCTTTCAGTACATACGGTATCACTGTGAAAGTTGAATCAGTGAACTACAAGGGTAGAGATTATCCTACTCAAGCAGTATTTTATGGAGTTGACGTGATCGAGGAGGAACTTACAATCGGAAACAACCACTAAAAAAATATAATATATAGTAATATGAGCCAGTCAGTCAAAGAATTTGTGAGACAATCTGGAGTCGACGTGCAACGTGTAGACCCACACACGTTCAGGGATGTTCCTAGACCTAGAGGTACTTTCAGACGCTTTGAAAATAGTAACAATGAATTTAATAACAAAAAAATAATGCCCCCGATTCCATCACGACTCAAGATAAGTAACTTAGAACCATATTTTTATGATCCGTTTTCCCATTGTGGTCAGTTTAGAGTCAACGGTGTATTCAATATGCAAGGTCTATCCAATCACTTTAAACAGTATGGCCGCGTGTCTTATGAACCTGAGCGCTCACCCATACTTTATGTGCTAAGGGACGATCACACTTTAAACATAATTAAGTCAGGGAACGTACAAATAGTACACGCCAAAACCCCTGAACGTTTACGAGAAGCTTATCAAATTACACGTCAGATGCTTTTGAGAGCGTTCGAGGCTGGTAATATTCAGGTGAGAGAAAACAGAAAGCGTAAATATAACAGGTTGGAACGTCTACCAAAGACAGAGCTCGTAGATATCGCTAAAAGGCGTGGTGTAAAAAACTTTAGGGTCGGAAATAGGTTTGCGACGAGATCAGAAATCTGTGATATGATGAATAATACCACCCCAGTGGTTAGGAAAAAGCGTGTCAATAAAAATAAGATACGTGAAAAAACTATGAAGAAACGTGGTCTAGATGACAATTCTATCCGTAAACAAATTGAAAATGAGTACGGCTCTACATGGATGAAGCGTTACAAGCCAAATCTCACTAGGGATATTCAAAATGTCAAAAAAGCAATGAATACTCTTAAAACCGATAAGAGCACCGCCCTACCCTTCAAGGGTGACGTCCAAAAACTTGAGAAGGAGATGGTCAATTCGTGGAAACGTCAAAGAGTAGACGTATTAGAAAAGAAATACCTCATGAACAAAGCTAGCGTAACCGGTATTCCCCACAATTTACGCAACAGTTGGAGAAACTACTATTCAAACGTGGTCATGAACCGTGTGGGAAAACCCTCTACTACAGTGGAATTGAGAAAGAAATGGTTAAAGCGGAGAAACAAATGATTAAAGTTGAACATATATGTATTTAAAAGTAAGTTGTAAGTACATACACAACCCCACAACACCTAATTGATATGCGGCTACAAACCACATATGAAATACCACAAGTGGAAGAAAAATGAGACTAGACGCGATTCCATGTATCACTACCTGAATCGTAGCGTGTGACTGTCCTGTAACCACCACTGTTAAAGTCGTTAACATAAAGATCGCGTTGACGATATCGATAACTCTGAAGAACGATGTCATTATGAACAAACTTATGTAAAAGAATATACTAGTCGCTACCTTTCCCATTTCACAAAACTTAGTACCAGTTATACGAATTTCCCCGGGTCTCGTGGATGGCTCTTGGGGTAGTTCCGGTGGTGGAACATCTTCATTAAAGGCTATTGCAACTGAACCATCCGGTCGTTCCACAATCAAGTGTCTATCCATACAAATGAAGAGCTTTTATTGTTTAAGTCTTCCTCAACAGTGAACTCTTCTGTTCACAGTCTTTCCCGGCTCTGCCAACTGTTTTAGATGAATCGTGTGATGATTGAAATTATACTTGGGGAATGTTTCTTTTATTTTTTTTGAAATACTGTTACCCTGCAGAGAGTATGGAATCCCCGTGCAGACAGCCTTTTGTTCGAGACCCAAGAGTTGATCTTCCATCAAGACAAATTCCTTCAACCTTTCACCACTTTCACCGTTGCGATGCATTTTTTCGTAGACATCTCTAGAAGCTCCATCACTGAGATAGAAGAAGTGTGAACCCTCCACTTCTTCTATTTTTGACCGCTTTTCATGCATGATGAAGAGGATCACAACGAATAATAATATGAGGTAGGTTGTCATATACTTCCAACCCAGATAAAAAAATGATTACGTATGATAGATGATATTCATTCTGATACTGTTGATACTCGTGTTTGTGATTCCATTTCTTCTCTACAAGAGAAAGATGGATACCATAGAGTTAAATTGTGATCTCAGTGCTCATGGTGGTCAGGTCACTAGAGGTGAAGGGTTTGTCATCATTGAAAACATGTTGTCACAGACATGTCGTCAAAAACTCGTTGATAAATTTTTGGTGAAAGCCAAGAAGAATAAGAATTTGAACGAAGATGTAAAGTTGAAATTTTATTCAAATGAATTCTTTTTGAAACAATTGTCAAACATCGTCGGTGAAGATTTGTATCCTGTGAATTCCCTAGATTTACAAAGATGTTGGATTAGGTATTACTTTGAGGGCATGAAATCCCAGTATTACGAAAATTACCACCACGATATCAAACGATACGGTCCAGAAGTCAAACAATATCGTCTAATCATTCCAATCCACGATACGAGTGACGCGATTTTTTCTATAGAGGGACGAGGAGAGTTCCGATTCAAAGAGAATATGGGTGTATTTTTGGAGGCTGACAACTGTTTACACAAAGTTGAGTTCAAGAGGGGTGAGAGACTTTTATTGATTATGGACTTTATAAACAAACCATGTGATGATCGTCTTAGTCACTACACATGTAGAGGTTTCGGGGGATACTTCAATTGGGCCCGAGACGTTTTGTGGAGAAACTTATCTTCTGCGTACTACAAAGTTGCTAATTCCTGATGATCATTTTGATATTTAAATATTTTCTTATGATATACTAAATATGTACCCCTACATCATCGCTGCAGTCACATTGGTAATTTTACTGGGCGCCCTCGTATATTACTATCTTAGAAACAAGAAGGAAGAACCAAAAGCACAGGCCTCTCCAGGACCCTCTCCAGGACCCTCTCCAGGACCCTCTACAGGAGGAGATGAGATCATTATTACAAATGGGGGCTCCAAATTTGGAACCCCAAATTCAGGAACAGAAACCTACATTTCGATGCCACTTGCAGAAAATTGTTACGGGGGAGATGGCGACCCAAGTTTCTGTAGTGACATTACTCCAACAACAGAAATGAAATACGTGTTAGACATAACGGGTGGAGGCATTGATAATTATACGGGTGGTTTTAAGACATCATTTAACACCGAGACAAATCTGTGCGCAGATGGAACTAGGGATTGTGTATACGAAGAGCAGTTTGACGAGAATCGTAAATTAATAGGAATTAAAAATTCAAAAGGTGAAGATTTTATTCAAAAGTTTATTGATGGTATATACTCCGGTGCATTGGACATCGATACAAACGTGCGTGCAGGTGATGATATAGAATTTAACCTTAGAGAAATGTTTAAATCAATGACAAATTTTGATACGACTACCGGGAAATTACTTATGAATGACATGTCATGGGAAGCCTTGTCAGGGGCCGAAAATCCTACAGTCATAGAAATAATTCCAGGTAACACTCGTGATGATACAGTTATTGATGGTAAGGTTAAAATGCCAGTTGGTCAAATGATTATGTTAATAATCATATACTATTACGTCAACGACCTCCCCAAACCAACCATTAAACTTGATCTCTCTTCTGAAGATACTTATGGTCAGGTACATCAGCGTATTGGATCTATTATTGACAATGAATATCTTCTTACCGTATTAGATGGATGTGGCCGTACCTCATCTGATCCCCAGTACGGTCTTCCCTCGTGTGGATCGATTGAATCTATTACTGATGATGGTAGATGCAAGTTTCCAGCACATTGGGGAGAACCACCTTTCATAGAAACCGCAGATATTGTAGAGTTTCCGGAAGAATGGAAACAGTACTGTTGGGGTTTAGGTAACATGGGGGGGAGTTCAACCAAACGTAACTGGATTCAGAAAAACTTTGATAATGATAAAGACCTTTACCGGATTCAGTGAAATGTGGATCCCTCACACGAGTTTTGAGAGATCATTGATTTTTTGGAGGATGTTGAAAAATTTGTAAACCGAATCAACCTCCTTGGGGTTCACGATCTCAAGTTCAATCTGATACGATGCTTCTTCTTCTGAATCCATATCAGCATTATCACCAGAGGATATGGTCATGTCGATGCTCAGGTTCTTTCTCACGAAGGAGTGTCTCGTTTTATTCCGCTTTCTATCCATCTCGTAGTCCCCAGAAGTTTGTATTTCCCTAGCGATACAAAACCTGACGTCTAGGGGTAAATTGCCATCAACGAAATCTTCCTTGTGAACCTTAATCTTTTGTATCATTTCCTGCTCTCCACTCTCTTCATCACTAGTAATTCTAATACTGTTAGAATCACTGTAATACACTTCAACAGTTTTTGAATTTTTCTCCTCCCACCCATCGTATTTCCTTAGGGCTTTTAGGACCTTTTTCCATACATCTTTACCCACGTTGGTGTCGAAGAGGGATCCATTATGTCTACCAAGGCGAATCTCTACTTCGATATCCCCCTCATTTTTGTGAGTTTCAAAAAATGGTAGAGTCTTGTCCACGATTGTTTGGATGTTCATCATTATACTGATGCGTCTTTCCCTTAAGTGTTTAATCTTAATAGAATTTAATGAAGGGTCTCGAAAACCAAGGAAATACATGTTACTTCAACACAGCTCTCCAATGTATGCTCTATATACCTGTGTTATCAAATTACTACATAAGAAATCCATACGAGGGGGGGTGCACATTTACCAGGGTATACTGTGATTTGACAAAAGTATATTGGACAAAGGGACGAGATCAAGTAAGTGTATCTGACTTACTTACCCTATTCAAGGAAAAGTTCCCTCGGTTCAAATCGAATGAACAACACGATGTTCAAGAGGCTATTCTATGTATCTTAGATATCCTCGAGAGGTCTACACCAGAAATCAAGAAATGGTTTTACGGAAAGAAAGTTCAGGAAACTGTATGGCCTACAGGGAAATCAACAAATGAAGAAGAGTTTAGTATTCATTTGGTGACATCCTCGGGGAAGGATTTGGGTCAGATTCTATCTAAAAGTACTGATTGGAACGTCATAGACAATTACGTCGATGACAGTGGGAAAAAACATAACGTAGCCACTACACGTATGGTATTTTCCCAAGTTCCCCAAATTCTCATGATTTCATTCGACAAGAAAAGTCACATCCAAATTTTAGAAAAGTTGATCATCGAAAACAAACAGTACGATCTCATTTCTACAGCGATGCACGTCGGTGATCAAGACGACGGACACTACGTCAGTTTTGTGAAGAGAAGAAATAAATGGTTTTTGATGAATGATGAACATATGGAGGAACAACAATTACCTGAAGAGGGTGGGTTTTACCTCATGGTGTACAATCTAAAAACTCCTTCATCTCTATGTTCTCCTTAATGTTGACGATGGTTCGATAAAACGTGCGCCTGTTGTTGGGGTGGGTCTTGTCTGTTCTCCTCTTTAGGGGTTTCCACCACATTGGGGATTCCCAAGTCATGTACATACACTCAACTATGGACCCATCCTCCATCCACGGTTTATTTTGCATCTTATCGTGGGGTATCTCAGACTCAAAAAACAACTTTCCCTTCTCTTGGACGTATAATCTCCACGCGTATTTCCCCTCTTTATACCCGGGTGTTTCTCGTGAAGGTTCCCACTTTACGAGAAAGTCTACCGTATTCTTTTCACACGGTTTCCATTTAAACATAGTCTCGTGTGTACCTATCCGTATGGGTTCATTGACAGGTGTAAACACGAGTCCGTCTATATTTTGTTGAACTGTGGGGAGGTATTCATCCATAAACTTCCCAAAATCCTTCATCGGGTGGAAATTTTTACACTTCAACCTGTACTTGTCTGTCTTCATACAGATCAAAGACTTCATCATCACCTTGCAGGCGTCCATTCGCTTATGTAAATCGAGATTCCAAACCATCTCACCACAAACAATCACGGCGTCGTAAATCATTAGGACGTTCTCGTAGAGTTCACCATCTAGAATCGTCCCCTCGTAGGCGGATTTCTTAAGGTTTATGGGAACCTCAAGCATTTTAAACGAACGATTGACGAGGAACGACTTCTTTTTTCCCTCATACATCAGTGCTACGAGCATATGTCTCTCTCCGTCTGTTTTCTCACAAACAACGTAGCTTCCACCCCTCAAAATTGGGAAATGTTTACGTTCAACTGAAATCGGTTGAGGACCGGGAAAGTATTCCCTACTACCCCACACCTTGTGGATGTAAGACACGACATATTTATAAAGAGGGGATTCCACCTCTATAGACATGTTATAATTTCGAATAAAACCTTTAATTCACTTTTACACTCGCCGCGTTCATTATATTACTTATACATTCGTGTGTGTGTGTTTGGATCAACTTAGATGCCGAAAATGCATACATTTTAACTCCTTGTTCCTGAAAATATCGAAACATATCTGGACGAAGTTTCCAAGTCCCCTTCTTCGTGGGTTTGATCTGTTTTATGATCGTTTTGGGTATCATAACCCAAACCTTGGCACTGGTAGAAACAACCTTGTAGAAATTTGGTGCGGTTTTGTTTCCCAAGACGGTGTCGAATTCGAGACCCATTTGGGAGACGGGTTCTTTTGAATCGCTTTTAACCTTTTCTTTGAACATTTCCCAATTAATTCCATCCTTGACACCTGGAAAAACCACACATCCAGAGCTGTCACTTATTTCCAAACACTGGTTCAAAGATGCATCATCTACACCGATACCAAAATCGATGAACAATATCCTTTCATATTTTTTCATGCATCTTTCTATAATTTCAATTTTATCCAAGGGGTCATCCCTAACATATATAATTTGGTTATCGACTGAGTTTTGTAGACATTTAATATTTAATTTCAAAATTGAGTGTAAAGTCTTGACGTGACACGATTTTGATCTAGTAACGATAATAGATACTAACTTCATACATTTCATTACAATTTAAGCCTTAAGCCTTTCATCCAAACAACCACTGAAGGGTAAATTTCCAACGTGTCCCAACGTGGTGTTCACATCTGCAAATATCTTACCACCCACCTGTTGCCATCTTCTACAAAACGCATAATCCTCTGACAGATAACGACGTGATTCTGGATCTATCATACAATCGAAGGCTGCGTGATAGTCATCGAAGTCCCTGTTTTGGTGGTCATTTTTACACCACAGTTCAGGAAATTTCTCCTCCAACTGTTTGAAAACCGATCTACGGATTAGCATGAAACCCGTAGGACCGTCTAGAACTTCAACGAAACCATCCACGATGCTTCGTTTATTCGCCCCTATGTTAACAACGAGACTCGACGAAAGCATCGCCATGTCACGGTCGTCACCAGCCTTGATGGCATTGGCGGCTTGATCCCACATGACAACCTTTTTGGGATAACACGCAACTGAAAGATCGTGTCCCGATTTTACAAGACGGAGAACAGCGTGGGGGTCAAAATCGATATCCGCATCGATGAACATTAAAAAATCACAATCCGTTTTCTGCATGAAACGTCCAACTGACACGTTGCGAGCTCTATGTACGAGTGATTCATTTTCAGTTGTATCAATCATCAATTGAATACCCTCTTTTAGACATAAAACTTGAAGTTTAATTATACTAGACATATACGCTTCCAAACACAACCCACCGTAGCATGGTGTTGAGAGAAAAACCTTAGTCATATTCTATTTATAGTCTTTTGACTCTAAGTCTTTTTTTATAATAGCGTGAATCTTGTTTAATGTTGGTATTGACACTGAACATTTATCACACAGTTCATTCTTTGTAACTCTGTGACCAATTACGATATAAATTATAGCTGCTGCGACACTCGATGG